TATTTTAAGTATTATGTCTGTAGGTAAAGGACTATTTGAATCAGGCAAACTGTTAGTACGTAATACATTGATATAATCGCTGATGGTATTACCGGTTCTGGGATCATAAATTCGATTGCCAGTTTCAAAAAAGAATCTAGTCTGTAACACTGATCCAAAGTTGTATATCAACGCACGACTGGTCACTGTGTATTTGTTACCGTCGGTCACTGCCTGTATCATCCAAGACGCATCTTGATTGGTTCCTGATGTGCTGCCTGCATTAGTCAGACTAAAATCTGCGTCTACTGCTAGATTATTGCTGGTTATTAGGTACCAAGTGTATGGTGTTCCGGTAACAGCACCAGTGTTGTCATATCCTAATCCGAAATTTCTATACAATAATATTTGATTTATAATGTCAGTTTGTAAACTGCTGGGTATTGTGGTTATCAACAAAGGAATCACTTGAACCGGGATAGCGCCAGTAGGTATAAAAATATTCAATATAACTGGTCCTTGTCCTGACAATCTCCCCGAGGTAAAATTGCCTAGTCCTTGATTTGTGCCATCAAGATAGATGCTGTTAGGGCTGGCCCATAGTGTGAGTTTTTCAGATGCCAGTGTGGGAACTCCGAGACGCAGTCTATTGTCAACGTCAAAAAAGTATCCGGCCGGGGCAGCAAATTTCACTAGACTGCCTACCTCTATAAATTTGGTATTGGTACTAGAGTAAGTGCCGATTGCAGCAGGATATCCTAGGTCATTTACAAAGTATCCAGTAGTTTCACCGGCCAGTGTAGTACTTTGATGCCAAGTCAAATTGTTTACTGATAAGTTTGGTCTAGAAAAATTAGCATAATAGAATTGTGTGAATACGCTGGTAGACAACACAGGTTGTATCTGATTGGTAATTACGCTGGTGATATCGTTGTTAGTAAGCCATGTGAACAAAAATGAAGGTAATTGATTTTCTTCCCAGATGGCTCCATCACTGGCAAAAACATTTGTGCTGCTGTATTTGCCTGTGTTATCTACTAGATCTAAATATCTACTGGTTCCTATGCTGGCACGATTCAGTGCCTTGCTTTTGATAATACTGTTATAAAGTGTAAATGGAAAGTTAGTATAATCTTCGCCATTGACCATGCGGTTCTGTGTGTAGTATCTAGCTGGCGCACGCTGTTTGATTTCATCCAGGGTTTCTCTGGCCTGTGCATTGCTTACCGGAGTGGTGATACCACAAGTAAATGTAATAGTTTGTAATTGCCCAGTCCTACTGACATAATTGATAGGCAATATTACACTTTGCATTTCTTCTGGATTGATGATGTATTGTAAACCATTGCTGGCACGCACATAGCATCGAAATAATCCTGTAGGAATGGCAGAAAATACACCGTCCCCAAATGTGAGAGTTATTTGGTCATTGGATCTACTGGTAGTTGAATACAGCTGGCGCTGGGCCGGTGCCAACTGTTCTGCTGCCGCAGCATATACTGATTCAACATACTGCCATTCACTAGTTACTGCACCAACATTATCCAACTGGAACAGCCAACGATCTTCATTGTTAACACCTTCGATGTTGATGTTTACTGTTCTATTAGGTATGCGTTCTGCTAGATTAAAATCTTGATTCTGTAGTACACCTTGTTTGAAGTAAAAGAAATATCCTGTGTTGGCCGATGCAAATCCCAATGCATCATTGCGAAATAATATATTAAACAGACCATTGGGTTGAGGTGCCGGCTCGTAAAGGAACGGCGAGACAGAAGATGAACCTGTTGCTGTTACATTTACTGCTTCAAATGGCATGTTCACACCATCTACTGTGGCTGTGTATGGCAACACTGGCAAGAATCCAGGCACAAGATTGATGGAGTATTCAGATGTGTCAACACCCACAATGGTTTCTCGATTTCCCGGGCGCCCGACTCTTTGGGTATCTACCAATGCGGCATTCACAATGGCTGTGAATTGCTCTGCCCAATTAAAATTTGTAGGATCGTTCCAATTTACTGTGACATTGGACAAATCTATTCCATTAAAATCTGTAACGTTTTCTGTGGTTTGTACTGAAAATACTTTGAGGTACCCTTGTGCTTCAGTATTACGTTTTGGTGTGTAGCTGACAAGATTGGCCAGTCGGACCACTGAATCTCTTCGTTCTGCTGTGTCTATGTAATTTTCACGGGTGTTGAGATCGTTACGAAAACTCATGGCTTGCCCCATGAAGGCCATTACATCCAGTAGCGCAATGAATTCTGAACTTTCAATGTAATCATTGAATGTTTCTGGATAGTATTGACGTAGATAGTCTACAAAACTTTTGCGTAAAGTTTCAAAGTCGTAACTTTGGAAGTCAGCTTCTCTATAGGTTTGATAGATACGCTTCCAATCTTCTACTCCGAATATAACTGTTTGTCTAGTAGTGGTTGCCATGATGATCCGTTGTTATCTGTTATTTACCGAAGATATAAACGGCTAGGTTTATACAAACGTGGCTCTACGTTGTTGTTGATCAAAAAACACACTCAACAGTTGTGCATCTGTGTTGGGAACAAACTGTATTTCTACTTCAATGAGCACGCCATTTTCTTGAGGATATACATTGATGTCTGACAGGTAAACCCTAGGATCTCCGCCGGCTACTCGCTGTATTTCTCTAACAATAGCAGCCATAGTAGTCTGATCTTGATTTTCAAACAACAGATCCCATAAGTTAGTTCCATAACCAGGGCGGCCGGGCAGTTGACCTTGTATGATATTAAATGCATTGAGCAAATCACGTTTGATTAACTCAGTATCAACTAATGTGAACTTTTTGTATTGATTTTGTGTGTTAAATCCGATAAATGTAGGCATGTTAATATTTATCAGACATCAAATATGGCGCCGCCTGCGTTCTGAGCTAAATTGTTTATGGCATTGGTAGCTGCATCAGTTGCTGCATTGGTCACACGCTGAGTCAAGTTGTTTATCAAACTGTTTACTCCATTGGTTCCAGTTGTTGTATTCACGGTTCCGGGAGGTGCAAAATCAGGAACAGTAACTTTACGATTTCCAATAATCGCTAAAACTGCTTGATTTACAGTTTGTCTATTCACTGTGTTAGCTGAGGCCGGCGGTGATACTGTGCCCGATTCAAGTGGATTGCCTCCGCCACCTAAAAATGAAACACCAACTGAAAATACGTCAGCAAAATTTGACGCTTGTGCAAACCCATCCATAATTGATGTTAGTCCCGGCACTGATGATATACCGCCGGCTAATAAATTACTAACACCACTGCCAGACAACAAACTACTAACACCACTATTGGACAACAAACTACTAACACCACTGCCAGATAGTAAATTATTCACACCACTACCAGACAACAAACTACTAACACCACTACCAGACAACAAACTACTAACACCACTACCGGACAATAAACTGCTTATGTTACTGCCCACACCAGCGGTTATTGCCTTAGTAATGTCTGATACTCCGGTCGAAGTTCCTAGCCACTGAGTGGCTGTGCCAGATCCAAATTTAGTAGCTAAGTTTATTACAGGGCCTAGTTGTTGTGATGATTCTAATCCAGTAATAGTTCCTAGTTGTTTGAGTTGATCAAAATTTATTCCCATCAGATCCTGCTGGACCAAAGTTTGTAAATTGCTACTACCAAGAAGTGAGTTCAAGTCGGTTATGCCTGACTTGCCTGTCCAACTAGTAGGACTTGATAATATGCTGGTAAAATTGCTGGGATTTAGATTGATTTGGTCAGCCACACCGGGCTTGATCAGTCCAGACAGTTGCAGTTGATCAGCATTGAATCCAAATTGTCCTAGTCCTTTTGTGTTGGTTATTGAATTAGTGGCTTGATCAACAAAGGATGATGTTTGTGCCACTAATGCTTGTATCTGTGTTGATCCAATGGTTCCAAGAGTTTGTGATACAGTTTTGGTATTAACAAGATTGCTAATAGTTATTGCGTTTGCTACCGGTAGCCCGGTTAAGTTTGGCAGATTGATATAGTTGCCTATTTGATTTGTTAGACTTATAGCATTTGGTCCTAACTGTGCCACTGCCGACGTCAATCCTCCAGCTGCTTGAGTAACTGCATTGACCAGACCACCTACTGGCAATCCAGTTAGTCCACCCGTAGAAACTTGTTGATTGAACACTGCCTGGGCTTGCTCAAACGTGGCATCTGCCGGTCCTTGCACTTCGTAAGTTGCACCATCGGCTCCTGTGAATGTAAAAGTACTCATGTTTTTTTCACAATACTCCAATCAGTGGGCACTGGTTCAGCAGCTGGAGGAGGTGTAGGCGCTCCAGCGCCGCCGAGATTTACACTCACTGCCACACCTTTGTTATGATACGGATACGGTTCGTGTGTAGGAGCTCGGGTAACAATACTTTCTAATGATTTGGGTTTTACTTTCCAACCTGATGTGTTATCAAATGTAGTATCATCCAATGTGGTTTTAGGATATAGTTTAGGAGTTTTAACTGGGGTTGCTGGTAATCCGTTGAGGTCTACCCTCAACGCAGAGAGTCTCAATGAGGTCCCGCCACCAAATGATCCGGTAAGTTTGCTTTGCAATGCCAACGACCCGTCGGCTTTGACTCCCACAGATGACTGCCCGTACAGTACCATTTCTCCTTTACTGGCTATGTTCATGGTACCCACTGATCCAATATTAGTATTTGAATTTGATTTCATACTGATATTGCCACCAGCATACATGTTAATATCTTTGTCGGCATGCAAATTTATTGTGCCTTGGGTTCTTACATTCACTGAGTTAGTTGAGTACACATCCACTGTGCCTTCTTGTCCTAATTCAATCCAAGTTTGGCCATTTGCATGTACAATGTAGAAAAAGTTCTCACTATCATTCATCATGATCTGATGACCTTTGGATGTTCTTAATCTAAACAGTGAATTGTTATCTTCTAAGTCACCGTCATCCATGACCAGGGTATGTCCACCTTTGCGCCCAATCACTTTGACATCTTGAGGTTTTATTGCCCCAGAGCTGAGTTGTTTACGTATGGTATTTGGATCTAATCCACCTTGATATACTGGTTGCCCTGGGGTGGAAATGCCGTATACTGTGCTAGGACTTTCTCTTTGTGCATTGGAAATTATAGGGCCACGTTCAGGATCGTTGGCAAGTCCTTGCTGGAAAAACACAGCGGCCTGATAACTATGTACTGGTTTCGGTTGGTCAAAGAATCTAGGATTCTGATTTATATCTTTATTACCTGTGTTGATTTCTGTGACCGGCAGTTGTGAGGCATTGGCAAAGTATGCAGCTTGACTTTTGTTTTGAGCAACGTACTGTGGTTTTTTAGCAGCACCAATGGCCGGTATCATGTGATTTAAACTGTCGTCAATCACACTACCAATATAATATCCCTGGTCCGGATCTCCTTCTACAAAGAAACACATCACCGATGTTCCTATGTCCGGAGGTGTAAACCACATACCATAACTTTGTTGATTTCCTGGATATGTTCCTACACCTGCGCTGCTGCTGGTTTTTTCTGTAACACCATAAAATGGCGGCAAGTATCTTACCCGCCGCCAGGTTTCGGGATTTGTGCTGGGTTGCCCGGTAGCGAACTGCTCAATGAAAACTTGTAGACAACCAGTGCGTGTGACATCTACATTGTTTACTATGCGACCAATGAATGGTCCCATTTCCGTAGGAGTGCCTCCACGGTCAAACTTAAAATTCTTTGATCTTCCTTCTGCCTGATTGTTGTTATATGCCATTGTTTATCGTTCCTTAATACATGCCGATCAAGGTCCTTGATCGTCTTTAACTATACCTTGGTCAGAGTTAGATGATACCACTGGAGTATCAGTGTTTTCTGTCTGGTTATTTGTGTCATTGCCATATCCTCCCAACACAGGAGGTGCAGTAAATGTAGTCGGTGTTTGCAATGCCGCATCTTGAACTGGTGGTGTAGCCGGTAATAACTCTGCATTGCTGATTGACGTAATTGAATTGGCTGCTGACGATATGTTAACTCCTAGTGCTGACACTTGATTTGATGCCAAATTACTAATAGATGTGGCTGCACCTTGACGAAATTGATTTATTATACTGGCAGTTCGTCCAGGTTGTGTAGGAGACACACGATTGATAATTTCAGCGGTTTGTC